GCGGAGCGTATGGCATAGGCAAATGCTGTATGCATCAAGGGGAAGTCGAGCTATTGACAATCCTGTTGTGCCTCTATCTTATGGGGTCACTAACAAATTAACTGCTACTGTCGGATGGTCCGACACTAGAAACACTGGAGACTAACACGATGCAATCATACCTTATATACCAGCGTCCTATGGACAACGAACTTAAGGACATCATAAACGAGAATCGTAACAGAGCTTTAGCTACAGCGTACTATGACACAGTGACTATGCTAGACGAGGATGGCCCAGAAGATACAGTACGTAGGGCTTTGATGTATAGCTTGTACCAACCTACTATGTTCATGCACTACGCTTCTACTGAGAAAAGTCTGGAGTCCACTAGGCTTGAGGAGATATTTGATGAAGGTAATAACTATGGTAATGGTATCATTACGACTACCCACCTCATGCAACACTCTTGTATGGCAGTAGGTGACTTGGTTGTTAACCTATTAGACAACAACGTATATGTATGTATGCCTAATGGTTGGCATCAGATGGTTGAAGCATCACTTGAGCTTCATGTAGATTAACAAAAGTAGTGTCGGATGGTCCGACAGTAGAGAACACAACAACAAGGAGAGTACACAATGTATCAACGTGACTGTAACCTAATAGCTCAGTATGCAATGACATCCCCCGATGCTTTGTATGACATAATAGAGTTCACTCTATGTACGATCAACATGCCCTTATCTAGGGTGCACACTCAGCGTATCTCTATCAGAGAGCACGGCATCAAGTCTAAGTGGGTGTCATCACAGAAAGCTAAGGGTATTACCTATGCTCAAGAGAATAAGGCTGAGCTACATACGCTCATGCTTAACATCAGAGAGGTGCTAAGTAGTGACCCGTATGCAGATCTTAGCCCCATAGCTGGCATCACTGGTGCTCAAGCAGCAGTAGATCTGTTCATGCGTATACCATCTATAGGTATGGTGAAGGCTGGCTTTATCTCACAGATGTGTGGCTTTGAGGTAGCATGTCTTGACAGACACAACATTCGTATGCTTGGATTGTCGGAGACTGCACTGGTAGTCAGTAAGAAGATCAAGCCTGAGCTTAGGCTTAAGAAGATACTCAACTACGTAGAACTATGCCGCTTACGTGGTGCTGAGTACTGGTGGGATACATGGTGTAACTATGTAGCTGAGAAGGGTGGCATGAATAAGTCGCTACCTACAGGTGATGCAGTGTCAGCGTATCACGTAACGTCAATCATGGAGATGTAGAAATGAGAGTTGAAGTATATTTTAATCTGCACAAGAAACTATTCAGTGTTCGTGACTGTAAGACAGGTCGTGTAGTTGATCGTGTCTGCAACATATGGATAGAAAATCCTGAGTTCATAGTACGTAAGGCAGGGCGTGAGAAGGTACTGCGTGAGAAGAAGAAGAACGTTCACGCTTTCGTGAGAGGTAGATGGATACAAAACTTATTAGTAGAGGATGCATCAAAGATCCTTGATCACAGGGAACATTCACAGGAGGTAACGTATAACCCATACAAGTATGATAGCTTCGTAACTAAGCACGATGCTAAACCTATTGACTTTGGTAGGCTTGCTACTCTAACCTGTAGCTCAGCAAACAATACACGATCAATCCACGTAACATAGAAGGAAGTATAACATGGCTAAGAATTTAATGGGCAAGTCCCGCACTAAAGATAACCCATATGCAATCTACAAAGGCATGGGTCCATTCGGTGAGACAGAGATGCTCTTGCTTAAGACGTACCAAGTACCCGCTAACGAGAACAAGAACCCGTATGCTAGGTGGTTCGTTGCAGTCAAAACACCCATGACATACGGCTCATACGATATGGGTGACAGCTACATTCAAGAGGCTATCATGGGTCTGAACTTGACTTATGCTAGTGATGAGTATAAACAACAGTATGAACTATTAGATGAGGAGTTAGTATGATATACAAATTATGTGTAAACCTAGATGATGTTAGTGTACCTTGCCGCCTGACCAACAGTAGGTCAGAGGCAGGGGGTAACATAATGATGGGTACATTGACTGATGCCTACCCTACGTATAACTTTGAGCTAGTGTCGGATGGTCCGACAGTAGAGCTATTGGATTACGACAGTGATCTATACCATGACTTTCGTCACCAATTAATTAAACCAATGAAGCGCAAGGATGTAACACCATCTAAGCTATTCGTAATTGAAGGAGGACTAACATGATTACAAACGCACTAAACCTAAAGATCCTCGCCATGTGTGAGAAGGTGTTACCTAACACCACCATGAAGAACAACAAACAACTCATTGATTTACTTACTGAAATCAGAACCCAACTGGAAGGAAAATAATATGTTTACATGTATCGCAACTAAGCCACTGAATGATGGCACTAACGGATTCCGCTTTAACTTCTTCGGCTTCAAGGGATTGACCCGTAAGCGTAAGCCTAACCGTTCAACCAGCAGTCGTGGATATAACGTGCAGCATGGTGACTGCTTCAGCATCTACAACTTAGGTAGACGTACCATCTACATAGAGAAGGCTATCAATAGGTCTAACTCTCGTAGGGTACGCCACTTTGCAGGGTAGCTGTGATGGTTATCAAGAAATGTAATGGCAAGTACACAGTGTATGGTGATAACGGAAAGGTTATCATCATCACATCCGATAGCCGGATTGCTAAATCAACAGCGAAGATAAACGAAAGGACTAAGACATGACTAAGAAAAAAGTAGTAGAGGATACACGCCCACAGTGGGAGATTGATCGTGAAGCACGTGAGCTAGAGCATAACAATGCTGCACACTTCTTATTGGACGATCAAATAGAGACACTAAAGTTTGTCATGAAGATTGTACAAGACGCAGACTTTGAGTGTCATGAATCATATGAGCTAGGTGTAGATACTATGAAAGGTATCGACAGAGCAGAATGGAGATTACGTATATCATTTCCTGAACTGTATGGACACATACACAATGAAAGAATGGGAGTATCACATGACTAGACCAGATTATTGGGAAGGCGTGTTGTCTGCTGGACAAGTAGACTTCATCATAGATGAGTGTAAGAAGACCTTAGCGTTTGGTGATTATTTTGATCCATATGATATGGAGGATAATCTTACATCAGAGACTACGCAGTACCTAGTCCATGCGACTACGCTGCTAAACAAGATGGTAAAGGCAAGAGAAGGATTGAAGAGCGATGAATGAATTTGAAGATGTGATTGAGGAACTTATTAACTCAGTAGATTTCTCTACTACTATTGATGAAGCATCATGGATAGGTGAGGATGTCATTGACTACAATGATGTCATAGAAGACTTCACTAAACGTATAGCTAATGGAGATCTCAGCCATCAAATATTTTGAGATGTTAATAATTATTATTATGCAAATAGTTATGGCTATAGTCATATTAACATTGGGGTTTGGTATTCTATGATCTATACTAGTAGCGATAAGAATGGTGGCTTAGACGATGATCCTTGTGATGATTGGTCTGACCACCCCATACCTAAACCTAAGAAGGAGAAGGACAAATGAGACAGAAACACATGGAACTTAAGGATACACATACTATAGAAGCAGCGTGTGACTTCTATGTGCGTACACCTAAGTACCGTGCACTGTCTTATCGCAGCAAAAAAGATTACGACTACAACTTACTGCGTGTATGCAAAACAAAAGTACAAAATGATAAGCAGTTAGGTAACATTAAACTGCGTGACCTACGATTCAAACATGTAACCGTAGCGTATGACAAATGGCTAACTGATGTAGGCTTGAGACAAGCTAACTACATGACAACTTGCCTGAGTATTGTACTCAATACAGCTATCAGACATGAGGCTTTGGTCACTAACCCTGTAGCATTAGTCCAACGTACTAAAGATAAGATACGTAAGGTGCGTTGGACTGACGCTCAGGTTATTACATTCTTAGATACAGCTTACAGCCAATGGAAGTGGCGCAGCATAGGCTTAATATTACATATGGCATATGAGTGGGCGCAACGTGTAGGTGACATGCGTACCCTTAAGTGGGACAACCTAGACTTAGGTGCTAGGACTCTTGTGTTAGAGCAAAGTAAACGCAGGGCAGAGGTAAAGCTACCTATAGATGATAGCTTATGTAAGATGTTGACTAAACAACAGGAAGACTTCGGGTTCCAGCAGTACGTAGCACCCTCTGTGGAGCCACACAACGGGGTCTACAGGCCGTATCCAAGTGGAGATATACATAAGCTAGTGAATGAGGTTAAGGCTGCTGCAAACCTACCTCTAGAGATAACTGCTATGGACTTACGCCGCACTGGTATCACACAACTTGTCGAGGGTGGTGCTGATGCCTTCGGTATTATGCAGGTCAGTGGTCACAGTAATCCACAAAGTGTTAAGCCTTACTTAGTTAACACACTCACAGGTGCAACTAATGCTCTAGCAAATAGGAAGAAGTAAGTATGGCAAAAAATATATGGCATGGTAAATATGAAAAGACTTTTATAAATCAAGACGAAGTAATCTATTTAAGTCTACCTCTAAGACACGGTGATCTTAGAGAAGATGGTTACTCCTTTATCCAATACTATTATAGAACAACCATAGCTACAGGAGATCGTTCAGTTCCTTTGGAACAATGGCTAAGTCCAGAATCTTTAAAGAAACAAAAGATAGTCAAGGCTAAACAAAGGAAAGAAAATTCTGAAAGAAACAGGGCTTTTATAAAAAGATATAAAAGTATATATGGTTGTTCAGTTTGCAGGTACAAAAAAAGTTTAAGTGCATTACACTTTCATCATATGCATTCTAAAAGGTCGACTCTAAGTCAGATGCACGGTTACTCAAGAAAGTCTGTAAAGGAAGAGATGAGAAAGTGTATATTAGTTTGTGCTAATTGTCACAGTGAGATACACGATAAAGAAAGAGAAGAGGTATAGCATGGACATTAAGAAATACGTAGAGGATCTTATGCTTAGTGAGGGTGAGACAACCCGTATAAATTGTCCTGTCTGTAATGGTATGAATACTTTCACTGCTACTAAGGATGGTGGTGCTGTGATGTACAACTGCTACAAGTTAGACTGTAGTATACGTGGTGCAGTTACTACTGGCATGACAGCTGATGAGATACGTAAGCGTATACAAGGCTTAGATAGACAGCCACGTAAAGAGATAGAAGCTATGCCTTACCCTGAGTATGTGGTTAACCCTAAGCCTGAGCATCAGCTACTGCATAGGTTCTTAGGACGATGGGGTTTGACTAATGAGGAGATCTTCTATGACGTTAAGGATAGGCGTGCAGTCTTTCCTATCAAGCATAAGGGTGTAGTGATTGATGCAGTAGGGCGTGCACTTGATGGTGCTGTACCTAAATGGTTTCGCTACACTGGTACTGCATCTGTGTTCAAACGTTTGCTTGGCTTATCTAATGGTGTATGTGTAGTGGTAGAGGATGTGATCAGTGCCATTGTCGTAGCTCAACTCATGCCTAACACAACAGGTTTAGCTATACTTGGTACGTCATTAGGCCCAGCGCAGATAGAACACATAGGAGATTTCTATAAGGTTATCATAGCGTTAGACCCTGATGCTATGAGTAAGACACTATCATACAAGCAAGAGGTGGAGACATGGACAGGAAAAAAAGTTCAAGCTTTAAGGCTTGACGATGATATTAAATATAAGTTAGACTCTGATGTAGACAGATTAAAGGAGATGATTAATGGATAGCTTGAAAGACTTTCTTAAAGAGATGGGCCTTACACCTGTACACCCTGTGCCTACTAAAGAAGTACCGCCTCATATGGTGAAGGGATACTATGTAGATCCACGTGACGCTAATGGGGAGGTGCCGTTCTAATGATTGATATAGAAATGTGGGCCATTAAAGATATTAGTAAAAATAAATTAATTGTAACCAAATGGGGAAGATCAACATGGAAACGTAAGATGCATCCTGATGGAGTTAATATTATAGGCTATAGAAAATATTACTTTGATCATTCAACTAGCCCACCAACTAAAATAGAAAACACTAAGTATAAAATGTTAAAACCTATTAAAATTAGAGTTACGGAGATTGCAGATGATTAAAGTAACATACCTAAATCACATGGGTAATGACCTGTCGGTAGTTAATGCGGCACGTGTATCCTTTGGTAAAGAATCCAGTTGGGCTGATCACGATAGTGAAACGGATCAGTACATATTAAAGGACAAAGATCGTAAGCTTATACACTACTTAGCAGAGCATAAACACGTGTCACCTTTTGGTCATTGCTTCGCATCATTCCACGTTAAGGCTCCAATCTTTGTAGCTAGGCAGTTGGTCAAGCATAAGTTCTTACGCTGGAATGAGATCAGCCGTAGGTATGTAGATACTAAGCCTGAGTTCTATGAGCCTAATGAGTGGCGTGGTAGAGCAGAAGATAAGAAGCAAGGTAGTAATGGAGTGCTTGAGTTAGATAAGATGTACGCTCATGGTGAATACGAACATATAAAAGATGTCTTTGAGAAAGAGCCTGAAAAGTATGGTGTATATACAGACAGTTTAGTTCCTGATCTTAGCATACTGGATGAAGTATATGAGTGTGATGAATACGTTCTATCTACATATAGAAAACTAATAGCGGCAGGAGTAGCACCAGAGCAAGCACGTATGGTACTACCACAGTCGATGATGACTGAGTGGTACTGGTCAGGTAGCCTTGACGCCTTTGCAGACATGTGTAATCTTAGATGTGCAGGTGATACACAGTTAGAGACTAGGCTGGTAGCTAATCAAATATGTAACAGCATGAAGGAACTATTTCCTGTGTCGTGGTTTGCATTGAGATTGGAGAAATGAGTATGGTAGGCGAGATAGAAAACTTGCAACGTGAGATAGCACGTAAAGAAGAAGAACTATTTGCACTGACTAAAGAGATAACAGACTTAGAGAATAAGTTAGAGGAGTTACAAAAATGTGGGCCTTAGTTTGGTTACAGTTAATTAGTGGGCAGAGTTTAGAGTACTACCACATAGCTACATATAATAATTATGAGCAGTGTGAAGCAAGGAGAGAAAGAGCAGAAGTAATGATAACTCACAATGGTATAGGTGTTGTGTGTTTAGATGTAACAGGAGAAAAGTAATGTGGGCAGTGATGTTTGAAGTAGAAGAGGGTGAGCTTATGTATGATACAGGTAAACCTATGTTCACCATAAATGATGACCCCTTAGTTTTTTATAATAAAGAAAATGCTATAGCTCAGGCAAAGTTGTGGAACACAGGTTTTGTAGTACCTTACATAAGGCCTATGTCAGATGAAGAGCGTCAGCAATCTAAGGTAAGAGGAAAGAAATCATAATGTTTACAGTAGAGTTTGACTCAGATGCGTCAGTAGTTACTACACTTGATCACAAAGGTATGTTCGAAGACGTTGAGATGGTCATTGCTGATAATGGAATAGTTTACATGCGACAGTTTGATGAGCATATGGATGACTATCAGATGTTGTTCATGAGCTTACAACAATTCACTGACATACTTACCTCTTATAGAACTCCAGAGGGTATGTATAAAGTAGTGCCGAAAGGAAAAGATAAATGATGGAATTAGCACTAATAAGAACTCTAATGAATAAGGAGTTCTATGATAACAACAAGGGTATACGATGCCCTGATGAGTTGTTCAGTAAGGATGTGCGTAAGATTAAACAGACACTAGACTATGCAATGACTACGTATGATCGTACCTTAACTACCTCTGAGCTTGAGGCTTTGTTCTTTGCCAACAACAGTACAATGACTACGGCAAACAAGCAGGTGTACAATGATCTGTTCAAGCGTGTGTCTCGTGAGGAGTCAATGAACAAGGAGATAGCAAGCGAGGTACTATCTAAACTATTTCAGCAGGTGCTAGGCAACAAGCTTGCTAACATAGGGTTCGACTACGTTAATGGATCACTAGATAGCCTTGAGCCTGTGCGTAATCTATTGCAGACATATCAGGATGACTTCACGCCCAACCTTAAGCTTGAGTTTGGTAACATTGAGATTGATCACCTGCTCAAGGCTAATGACATTCAGTCTCAATGGAAGTTCAACATCCCTAGCTTAGGTAGGAACGTTGAGGGTATCAGTGGTGGTCACTTGATCATCGTAGGTGCACGCCCTAACACAGGCAAGACATCCTTCCATGCGTCACTGATAGGCGCACCGGGCGGCTTTGCTTCTCAGGGTGCTAAGTGCTTGGTGCTTTGTAATGAAGAGGCGTATGAACGTGTAGGTGCACGATACCTAAGCGCAGCAACATCCCTGTCTATGGAAGAGGTCAAGGGTAACTATGCCTTAGCTGCGTCACGCTATGAGCCAGTGCGTAAGCAGATAGAACTGTATGATAGTACAGGTAAGGACATGGGATGGGTTGAAGCTATCATAAAGGCTTACACCCCAGACATAGTAGTACTTGATATGGGTGATAAGTTTGCCGTTAAGAACAGCGACAAGTCTGATGTCTATCTTAAGAACGCTGCAATTCATGCACGTAACATAGCTAAGCAATACGACTGCGCTATCATATGGATGTCACAACTATCAGCTGATGCTGAAGGTAAGATCAATGTAGATCAATCTATGTTGGAAGGAAGTAAGACAGGTAAGGCAGCTGAAGCTGACCTAATGGTGTTGATCTCAAAGAATCCTGTACTTGATGTATCAGATGATGATGCAGATGATTTAAAAAGGTACTTGATTATTGCAAAGAATAAGCTTAAAGGTGGTTGGCACGGTAAGATAACGTGTGAGTTAGATGGGGCTAGGGCGCAGTACTTAGCATAGATAGGAGAGACAATGGAATTAGTTCTTGATGTAGAGAATACTGTCACACATAGAGGTGGTAAGATGCACCTTGATCCTTTCGAGGAAACCAATAAGCTTGTGCAGGTAGGTGTACAGGAAGTTATCTCAGGCAGTCAGGACATATATAACTTTGATCACGTTGAGGCGCATGACTATGATGGGTCACAAGCTAAGCAACTCCAATCTAAGTTAGATGCAGCCACCTTACTGATACTACACAACGCACAGCATGACATGCCTTGGCTATGGGAGAGTGGATTTAAATACAGTGGTCCTATATACGACACTATGTTAGCCGAATACGTCTTGATGAGAGGCAACCACATAGAGATGACACCTACAGGTTCCTTCAAGAAGAAGTCTATTAGCCTAGCTAACTGTGCACTACGCCGTAACCTAGACTTTCAGAAGGATGACACACTAAAGACTTACTTCAAGGATGGGTACAACACTAATGAGATACCCTTGAAAGAGCTTACCTACTACCTACAGTGTGACTTATCTACCACACGTGCATTGTATGTAGCGTTACAAGAAGACTACGCTAAGCCTGACTCTGCATCCCTTATCAACATTCGTGACATCTCGTTCAAGGTATGCCTGAGTCTATCCCGTATGTATTCATCTGGACTCAAGGTAGACTTGGAAGCTCTGGAATCTGTGCGTACTGAGTTCGAGACAGAGAAGGCTGACATAGAGGAGAGGCTACAAGCTAAGGTACGTAAGCTTATGGGTGACACACCAGTAAACCTTAACAGCCCAGCGCAGATGTCAGAGGTAGTGTACAGCTGTAAGCCTATAGATAAGAAGGAGTGGGTCCAGCTGTTTGACTTCACTAAGACAGACAAGGAGTATAAGGATGCTGTTAAGGCTAATACAACTTACATTCGTAAGACCTCTGCTTTTACCTGCCCTGACTGTAAAGGTAATGGGTTTGTATATAAAGTAAGGAAAGATGGAACAAAGTATGCAAGGCCTAACAAGTGTAAGGACTGTGACTCCAGAGGATACCAACTCAAGAACTCCAACGAGTTAGCAGGGCTAGGCTTCATGCCACCCAATAAGAAGTGGGTCAGTGCTAATGGTTTCAGTACAGGCAAAGACAACCTGTCTACTCTTATGACTACAGCTAAGGCTAACAACATGACTAGTGCCTTAGACTTCCTTAAGGATCTCAAACGTCTATCAGCTATATCAAGTTACCTATCATCATTCGTTGAGGGTATATCTGTATTCACAAAGAAGGATGGATACCTACACGTTGGCCTTACTCAACACATCACCAGTACTGGCAGGTTCTCTGGGCGTAACCCTAACATGCAGAACATGCCACGAGGCGGTACGTTCCCTGTTAAGAAAGTATTCGTATCACGTTGGGAAGGTGGGAGTATCATGGAAGCTGACTTTGCCCAGCTTGAATTTCGTGTTGCTGCATTTTTATCACAAGACACCTTAGCTATCTCAGAGATTGCATCAGGCTTTGATGTACACAGCTACACAGCTAAGGTTATCAGTGATGCAGGACAAGCAACGACTAGACAAGAAGCTAAGGAACATACCTTCGCACCTTTGTTTGGAGCTACTGGTTATGGGCGTACCCCAGCAGAAGCATCGTACTACCATCAATTCATAGAGAAGTATGATGGCATCGCTAAGTGGCACAAGAAACTAGGTGATGAGGCAGTACGGTTTCAAAAGATTACTAACGTGGGAGGCAGACAGTATGCTTTCCCTAACACAGAGAGGAGGCCTAATGGTTTACCAACAAACTTTACTATGATAAAAAACTATCCAGTGCAAGGCTTTGCAACGGGGGATGTAGTACCTGTAGTATTAGTGGAGTTAGAGAATAGGCTCATGCCTATGCGCTCTACGCTAGTCAACAGTGTACATGACTCAATGGTCATAGACATACATCCCTACGAGAAAGATCAGGTAATAGAGATCATTAACTCTATGAACATGGACTTGCATCAAATCATTTATGACTACTACAAAGTCAAGATGAACGTACCTTTATTATTAGAAGCAAAAATAGGTCCAAATTGGCTTGACACGCATGACGTATAGGGGTATAACTTAGTTTCTCGTAATTAATTCCATACAAAAGGATTACAAATATGAATACAGAAGTAGCACTTAAGGTAGAAGGAATGTCTTTAGCGGAAGCAATGGGCATTAGTGCTGGAGGAACAACCACCTCTCAGTCTTCCTTGGCACGAGTGAATCAGATACACTCAGCACTCACTGAAACAGATGGTGAAGGGGATGAACATATCAAGGTTCCAGTAGGTGCCTACAAGATAACTATGCCAGATGGTGAAGTTGTTTACAGTAAGACAATCTCTACACGCATCTTCTCACAGCGTCACCAGTGGCAGAGGTGGGATTCTGATGCAAAGGCTATGCATAAAACATTACTATCAACTAGCCTTAACGTAGACCTTAAGGACACCACAGGTAAGTTTAACCTTGGGCGTCCATCAGGATACATCAAAGACTTTCAGTCCTTGCCTGAAGAGATGAAGACAATAATCCGTGGTGTTAAGCGGGTTCGTGTATTACTTGGTGTGCTTACACTAGATAAGCCAACTGATGATACAGGTGCAGCTATCAAAGGTCTTGATGCAGAGATACCATTCGTAATGGATGTTAAGAACAATGAGTCCATGAAGGCTATGGATGCAGCTATCAGTCAGATCATTAACAAGAAGCTGACTCCTGTTGAGCATACCCTTAAGTTAGGTAGTGCTAAACGTGATCTACCTTCAGGTGGTAAGTATGCTATCATTGTACCTTCATTAGGTGAGCAGGTATCCTACGGGGAAGATGATAGTAAGACCCTTCAAGACTTTATTGATTGGATCAAAGGTACTAATACTTGGATCGAAGGCAAGCACAACGAAGCTACTTCTGGGAGCCTGTCTTCTGCTGATGCAGAGATGGTAGGTTCTATTGTAGAAGTGAGAGAGTTTGAGGGATGATACATCCTGCTGAGCTATCAGTACACGCATTCTTGCGGTCAGCTATTAATGGCAAGGCAAGTATGAGTCAGGAAATAATACAGCAAGTAGCCACTGATGTGGCTGCTGCACTCAACAAGCAGTTCAATGGTGGACCACGTGAAGAGTTTCGTTTGCGTATGTCTAACATTGGA